GTTTATGATGGGCACCTTTGCGCGTTTCGGAGTAAAAAAACATTCGAATACATACATGGCGGCCGGCGGGTAGGTAGAGGACAGTGTGGCCAGGACTAACCTCCCAAAGGAAGTACGTAAGAGGAAGACCGATGCCCGAGGGGGAGGAGGCTCAGAGTCTGTTGGAGGCAAGCCTGGGAAACGGAAGGCACAGCGGAATGTCGGGACGGGGAAGGCTGCGCCGTCTATGGCGGCGGCTCGAATCACTCACAAGCCTAAGCATCGTAAGGCGGCGAAGGGGAATCGGGCGGGCGGGGGGCCTGACAGTCCCAGCAAACTTGGGCGGCGCCCCGCCGGCGCCGTCAGCAAGCTCGAGGACCTCGCACCCCTCATGGCTCTCCCACAGAACGTCCTGGTGGACTCAGTGGACGGACTCACGAGGGCCACACTTCTATCATGGGAAAAGGAAGGGCTGCCTACTCGCAGAGTTGAGGGGCGGAAAGTGTATCCGCTGCTCGACTACATCAAGTTCGTCCACGCGCGGTTCGTGCGCGGGGGGCGGCCGGCGACTCCGGAGGGCAGCGAACTTCTCACGCACAAGGCGGAGAGCGAGAAGTGGCAGGCGCGGCTTCGCCGCCAGCGCGCAGAACTCCAGGAGGGCAAACTCATTAGCCGCGCGACCGCGGAGGATGAAATGGTGCGCCTGGTGCTCGAGGTCAAGGCGGCGCTTCTCTCCATGCCCGCCGCTCTTTCCCGCCAGGCGGCGAACCTGCCGGCGGCCCACGTCCGCAAAATCATCGAGGGACACGTAACATGGTTGTGCTCGAGGCTCGAAGCCGGGCGGGTGCCGGTGCCGCAGGGCGCCGCGGCCGCGATCGCAACGGCGATCTCGGATACGAAGCACCGCCGGGCTGGGAGGAAATCGAAAGCATAGGGTCCGCCTGGAGGGGAGTTCGCCAGGCCTGGGCGGTCCCCCAGCGGCTCACGCCCTCGCAGTGGGCGGCGCGAAACAGGGTGCTCACTCCTGGCGAGTCGGCGGAACCCGGCCCCTGGAACCCCAACCGCGTGCCGTTCCTCAACGGGATCATGGACGCCTGCCAGGAGTATGAGGAGATCGTCGTGATGAAGGCGCCGCAGCTCGGCATCTCGGAGGCCATCCGAAACGTGGAGGGCTACTGGGTGGATCATGACCCCGGGCCGATCATAGTGTGCATGCCGGACCGAGAGAGCGCCAAGGAGATGCTCGACGAGAGGATCTCCGTGATGGTGAGGAACACGCCCTCAATCGCCGGCAAGATAACGGAGCGCATCCGCGACATCACGAAACTCGCAATCAGGCTCACGACCTGCACCATACACATCGCCTGGGCGGGTTCACCCCAGAGCCTGGCCACGAGGCCTGCGCGCCGCGCGATCGCCGAGGAGGTGGACAAGTACCCGGTATGGTCTGGGCGAGAAGGCACGCCGGTCGAGCATCTGAAGAAGCGCCTCAACACCTACCGCAACCGGTCGACGATCATCATGGTTTCGACTCCATCGACGAGGGAGGGACCGATATTCCAGGCCTGGGACGAGAGTCCGCTCAAGGTCTACTTCATGGTGCCGTGCCCGGAGTGCGGCGCCTTCCAGAGGCTGGTGTGGACGAACCTGAAATGGGAGAAGCTCCCGGGGGAGGACAACAAGTCGGCCGCGGACCGGATCGAAAGGGAGGAGGGCGCCTGGTATCAGTGCGAACACTGCGAGGCCCGGCTGGCCGAACGGGACAAGCCGGGGATGCTGGCGGCGGGAGTATGGGCCTCGGAGAACGAGAGCGTCGCGGCCGACGGCGCGGTGACGGGAGAACGGGCGAGATCGCGGAGGATCGCGTTTCACATCTCTGCGCTCTACTCGCCCTGGCTCTCCTGGTCGGACTGCGCGGCCGAGGGCCTGCGCGCCATCGGGCACCCTGCGCGCCAGATGGCGTTTCGGAATTTCGTCCTGGCGGAACCGTTCGAGGTCCAGGCCGCGTCGGTGAAGGCGGCGGAACTTCTGCCGAAGGTGAACGCCGGGCATCCCCCGAAACTGATACCCGCCTGGGCGACGGCCGTCATAGCGACGGCGGATACCCAGCTCACTCATTTCCGATTCGTGGTGAGGGCCTGGGGGCGGGGGCCGTCGGGGATAATGTCGAGGCTGCTCGACTACGGCCGGGCGGAGACGACGGAGCAGCTGCGGATGATGACGCTCGATGCGAGGTTCGCATTCGAGGGCGGCGGCGCCACCGCGGTCGGCCCCTACATCCTCGTGGTCGACGCGGGCGGCGGCTCGCGGACCGCGGGCGAAAACGAGAACCTCACCTGGCGCGTGTACAAGTTCGCGCAGACGGACCCGAGGATAGTCCCGTCCCACGGCGCCGGGGGCGCCCGGCGGATGGATACTCCGTTCAAGATGCGTATCGCAAAGTACGAACCGCCCGGAGGCCTGGCTCCGATGCAGGTCAAGTACCTGCGAATCAACACGCACTACTACAAGGACGTCCTGGCCGCCAGCATCAAGGCCGGGCAGGAGGGCGAGGAGGCCGGCGAGGGCAACTGGCAGCTGCACTCGCAGGTGGGCGACGACTACAGGAGGGAGATGGCGTCGGAGCACAAGGTGCTCGTCCGCAAAGGGACGACGCAGCGCTTCGAGTGGGTGCCGGTGTCGGGCGGCGCGCCGAACCACTGGTGGGACTGCGAAGTGACGCAGTGCGCGGCGGCCGACATGATGCACGTCGATACGCTGATGAACCTGGCGGAGGGACTGCGGCGCCGCGGGAAGGTGCCGGGGCCGCGGGATAATGAACCGGACTCGGGCCGGGGAAAGATACGGACTCATTACTAAACGAAAGGAAGCGAGGGAAGGCATGACCAAGAAAGGCAGGAACACGACAACGCGCAGGTCCCACAGGCAACCGGGCGATGACGCGCGAACCGTCTATGCGTTTCCGACGCAGGTCCGCTGCCCGCGCTGCGGCGCGCTCGATACGACGCGGACGGGGCAGGACGGGGCCATCCAATACCGCGCCTGCCAACGCGGGACCTGCCGGGCGACCTTCAAGATCACCGGGAAAAAAGTTTAACGGGATTCACTGATCAGTGAATAGCGGACTTGCGCGGGCTCCGCCTTCCCTGTAACTTCTCGGGCGTGAACCAGGCGCGGCTGTCGAGGAGCCTCGACCTCCTTGGGAGCCGCGCCTTCCTTTTCCCGCACGGGAGGGAAACGAATGTGAGCCTGTCATCGGCCTCGACTCTGACCGACGCGCTCGGCCAATACAACGATAACCTGTCTTGGGAGAACGACCCCACGAAGGCCGCCGCGGCGCTCGAGGCCATACGGTGGCTTTTGGCCAATCGCCCGGCATCGACGGCGAGTGCCGGCGTGAGCATCAACTATTCCAACCTCGCCGACGAAAAGAAACTGCTCGAGGCCTATCTCGCCGGCGCCGGCTCCACGAGGCGGACATCGTTCGTCCGCGGAGTGCCGCTCTATGAGTGAGGCCGCCAAGAAACAGGACGCCCTGGCAAAAACCACGCCCTACCGCCCGGCGGACACCGTCATCGAGGGCGGCCGGGGCTTCTACACGTCTCTGGGATTTCGCTCGGCGCGCGTGGCGATGCGCGAGGGCCGGGTGTCGTCGATGGGTTCGGGCGACATGCAGATCCGGTACGCCAGGAAGGAACTCGTCGCGCAATCGCGCGACTTCATGCGAAACAACGGCCTCTACAACGGGATGATAAACCGCGCTGTCGGCTACGTCGTCGGCAGCGGGTTCAAGCTGCAGGTCAAGCCCTCGCAGGGTGACTGGCACAAGGCCGTCGAAAAGAAGTGGCGCAAGTTCTGGAAGCGCCCGGAGGTTCGGCAACTCCTCTCGGGCCCCCGGGTCGAGAGGATGGTCTGCCGCGAACTCTACACATGCGGGGACGTCGGGCTTCTCAAACTGAAGACGGGACTCCTGCAACTGGTGGAGTCCGAGCAGATAACCGGTCCCAAGGCCGGCGACGACGGGATCGGGCGAAACGAAACCGGCACCCCGACCATGTTCCACGTCGGGTCATATGGCCCCGCCGGCTATGTGCCGCGCGGCAAGACGACCCCCTACAAGCCGGAGGACGTGCTCTTCATTGCCGAGCCCGACAGGCCGTCGTCCACGCGCGGGTACCCGCCCTGCCAGGCGGCATTCCCGATGATCCACCGCATAACCGACGTATGCGACAGCGAGGCGCTGGCCTGGCAACTGCTGGCGCGGCTGCCGTTCTCCGTCATCCGGGAGCAGGGCTCGTCCCTTGCCTTCAACGAGAGCGTGGCCGACCCGAACAAGACCGCGTCCGACACCCAAGATATCGCACGGCGGCTCATCGAACTCGACTACGCGATTATCTTCGAGGGGCTGCCCGGCGAGAAAATAGAGGCCATAGACCGCAACATCCCAGGACAAAATTTCTCAGAGGCGCTTTACACGTTCCTGCGCCTTCTCGGGTTGCCGCTGGGGTTACCGCTCGAGATAGTACTTCTCGACTGGACGAAGTCCAACTACTCGCAATCGCGCGCAGTACTCGAGCAGGCATACCAGACCTTCCTGGGCTGGCAGATGCTCATCGAGGACTTCTTTCTCAGGCCGGTCTTCGAGTGGCAACTCGCCCGCTGGATCGCGGCGAAGTCCCTGCCGGCGGCGCCGCAGGATTTCGACCCGGAGACGGACGTTGAATGGATAAAGCCGACGTTCCCCTGGATCGACCAGTTGAAGGAGGCGCAGGCCTACGGGGAGCAGCTGGACCGCGGCCTGGCGACGCACGCCCAGGTATGCAAATCGAAGGGCGGGGATCGCGACGAGATAGTGGAGCGCCGCGTGGCCGAGGTCACCGATGCCGTCAATCATGCCAAAAAGATCAAGGCCGATACCGGGGTCACGGTGCCCTGGCAACTCTTCGCCGGCGTTAAACTGCCTGGGACGTCGGGCGCGGCGAAGCCGCTGGCGGACCAGGACGTCGACGACTCCAATACGAAAGAGGAAGGCGGGCAGGAAAAATGAACCCGACCGGGATCGCGCCCGCAATCAATTCCCTGATGTCCTCGATTTGGGCCCTCGAGCCGGGCGCGTTCGACGCTCTCATCGCCGACCTCAGTACGATCCGGTCGCAGGGGCGGGAGAACGACACGAAGGAAGAGACAGGGTACAGCGTTGAGGACGGCGTCGCGAAGATCTCAGTGGCGGGGATTCTGCTCAAGAGCCGGCATTGGCTCCTTGACTATTTCAGGATCGCCCAGACGGGCTACGACGAGATACGGGCGAACCTGGCGAAGGCGGCGACGGATTCGGCGGTTAATAAAATCGAACTGGTCATTGATTCCCCCGGCGGCACCGTTGCCGGCGGGGAGGAGACGGCGGCCGCAATAAAGGCGGCATCGGCGGTAAAACCGATCACCGCCACCGTGCAGGACCTTGCGGCTTCCGGGGCATACTGGCTCGCGTCGCAGACGGGCCATATCCGGGCAAACGAGAACGCGCAGGTCGGTTCCATCGGTGTCTACGCGATTGCGAGCGACTACTCGAGGCGCGCGGAGGAGATGGGCATCAAGGTCAACGTCCTCCGGTCGGGGGAGCACAAAGGGGTCGGCGTCGTGGGCGCTGCCATCACCGAATCCCACCTGGCGGCGCTGCAGACGATAGTCGACGGCCTGGCGGACCACTTCATAGGGGCCGTCGCTTCCGGGCGGCGAATGGCGAAGGCCGAGGCCGCAAGGCTCGCAACCGGACAGACGTGGCTCGCCGCTGAGGCGAGGGAACTCGGACTCATAGATGAGGTCGCGACGGACGCAACCGCCGTGGCTCTAACCAGTGATATAGCTGAAGACATGAAAGGAGTAGACATGGCGGAGAAGACAGGCGAACAGGTTGCGGACTCGTCGGCGCTTGCCGAACAGATCACCGGCCTCGAGGCCGAGAAGAAAACACTCACGGAGGCCAACGCTGCCCTTGAGGCGAAACTCAAGGAAATAAGCGAAAAGGCCTCGGCCGATGCGGAGGCCCTGACGGCTTCTACAAAGGCGGTAAGCGACCTCACGGCCAAGGTCCAGGACCTCGAGAAGAGGGTGACCACCCTATCCGAGGGCGCCGATCCCGTTCCGGCGGGCAAGTCGCCGGAGGATGCGGCCGGAGAGGATTTCCTGACCAGGGCACGCTCGATGGCCAAAGAGGAGAAGTCGACGGTATCCGCTGCGATGCGGAAACTCGCGCGCGAGGAGCCGGATTTGTACAAGGCGTACCAGGATAAGCTCCGCCGCTAAGGAGGCCCTCGCCCCGGCGGCGGTCAATCGAATAGGCTCTCTTTGAAGAGGAGTAGGTCATGACCCAGCAAGTGGAAGGCAACATCAAGACCTTTACCGCCGGCGAGGCGCTCGCGATATTCCGGCGCGTGAAGTTCTCGGCCGGCACGGTAGTGTACGCCGACCAGTCGGACTCGTCCGGGTACATCGGCATCACGCAGGAAGCGGTTGCCAGCGGCGCATCGGTGGCGGTTGCCCTGAAGGGCCGCGGCCGGTCCTACAAGGCGGTCGCGGCCGATTCGTTTGCCGTGGCGGCGACGCTCTATGCGGCCGACGACGGCATGGTGTCCGACTCGGCCTCGGGCAACCAGATCGGGACGGCCCTCGAGGCCGCCACCGCCCTCAACGACGTCGTGGAGATACTCTGCGACGAGGGATCCGCATCAGCGCCCGGGGCGACCACGGTCGGCCTCGAGGCCAGCGGCGCGTCGGTGCCGTTTGTCGTCCGCGCCACGGTCACGGCGGCCGGCGCCGAGGACGAGGTCGTCTGCGCCTCGTTCCCGCGAAAGGCCGAGGTGATCGATGCCTACATGATAGCGCGGGATACCAACGCCGCGAACGTAACTCTGAAAAACGCGACCAACGCGTTCACCGGGGCTACAGCCAAGGGCGGCACCGACGACACCAAGGTACAGTTCACGAACATCGTCGAGTACCGGGGTATCGCCGCGGCGGCCGCGGTCGTTGCGACGTTCAGCGCCGCCGGCAGCGTCGAGGTGGTCCTCGTCTGCGTGCCCATAGCATAGGAGTATTTGAACCCGGGATAGGGTAGGCCGCCCGAAAAGCGAAAGCCGAGTCGCCTGCCCGGGTTATCTTAAACTCGGCGTTCTCCTCTCGGCGGGAGTCCAAGGGAACTGAGGAGAACGACATGCCTATCAACTACACGACCCGCGGCGTTCCGCGGGAGGAATTGGGGGAAGCCTTTCACGAGTTCGATCTCTCGGGCCGGGGGTTCATAGCGGACACGATACTCCCGCCCCTGGGCGTCGCCAAAAAGGACGGCAAGATCAGCGTCATCCAGCGGGAGAACGCGACGCTGGTCAACGTCGATCACGCAAACGGCGCGGCGTACAACCGCGTCAACATGCTGGCCAAGGACTTCTCCTATGCCCTTATCAACAAGGGCCTCGAGGAGCAGCTCACCGACCAGGACCGCGAGAACTACAAGACCGATTTTGACGCGGAGGAAGAGACCGTCCAGGACCTCAAACTCAAGATGGCCATCGCCCGCGAGGTCCGCGTGGCGGCGGCGATCTTCAACACGACCACATTCACGGGCGCCAGCCTCTACAAGGACTGGTCGGCTGCCCCGTGGGACGCGGCCGCGAGCGATGCCCTCGGTCACATCGAGTACGCGAAGAACCTCATTCGCGCGAACACGGGCATCCTGCCCGACTCGATGGTGATCGGGTACGTCACGCTTACCAACCTCTTGCTGAACACGGCGATCCTCACCAAGTTCCCCGGCGTTCAGGTCCTCACGCGACAGATGCTGATCGACGCGCTGCCGGCGATCTTCGGCCTCAAGAACGTCTACGTCGGGATGCAGTCCTACAACACGGCCAAAGAGGGGCAGGCGTTCTCCGGCGGGGACGTCTGGAGCGACGACTACGCCCTTGTCTACAAGCAGCACGAAGGGGCGACGAAGACTAACCCGGGTCTTGGGCGCACGCTTCTCTGGGACCCCCTGACCCCCAACCCCGCGACCATAACCTCCTACTACGAAAGCCAGACGAAGTCCGAGGTGTTCAACGCCGAGGAGTTCATCCAGGAGTGCATCTTCGACGCGTACTTCGGGTGCCTCCTGAAGGTCGACGCATAGACAACGCCGGGGAAGGGAGGCGCCTGTTTGGCGCCTCCCTTCGCGGCAGAGGAGGCGCATGTGTCGACCATGTTGGAACTGATGGCGCAGGGGGCGGCGTGGGATTCGCTTGTAGCCGTTTACGGCGAGAGCGTCACCTACACCCCCTCGGGCGGGGCGCCCGTGGCCATCACCGCCGTCTGGAACGGGAACGACGTGCTCCCCGGGCACATGGTCGACGGCGAGCAACTGCTCAAGACCGGGACGCTCCTCGCGAGCGCCGAGGACATCGCAGCGCCAAGCCTCTCCGACATGTTCACCATCGGCGGCGCCGTGTACGGCGTCACCGGCATCGGCCGGACTGCCCCGTTCGTCGAACTCCAACTCGAGCGCCGCACCCAGGTGTCCCTCGGCGGCGACCCTCAGAGGTTGAAACGATGAAGGAATTCGTGGAACTGGTTTTCGAGATCGCCAAGGTGTTCGGCATTCCGGCGGTGGCCATCGGCTTTTTCATCTGGCAGGGCCATAAGCGCGAACAGCGCCTGGCCGCCCGCCTCGACGGGGTCGAGGACTACATCCGGGAGACGCTCCAGGGGCTCGTCAGGGACGGGCACGCTGCGGTCATGGCGAACACGGGAATGATGGAGGACTTCACGGCGGCGCTCAAGACGCGGCCGTGCATAAAGGCGGACGTCGAGATGCTGGAGGCGAGGAGGAAGCCGGGTGGCTGATACGCTCATCATCACCACTGCCTCGCTGGCGGCCGGCCAGGCGGGGGTCGCGTACTCCGAGACGCTTGGAGTCTCGGGCGGGACGCCGGCCTACACGTGGGCGCGGCTTCTCGGACCGCTTCCGCAGGGGCTCTCGCTCGCGGCCGCCACCGGCGTCATCTCCGGCACGCCCGAACGCGCGGAAACGCGCACCTTCGCGGTGCGCGCGACCGACAGCCTCTCGGACACCGGGGACAAGGTGCTCTCGATTGCGGTCACGGACCCGGCCGGTGTCACGCCTTCAGGAATGCTGACCGGACCCTTGCATTACGCGCGGCTCACGTTCTGCGCGTCGGCGGCGTTCCAGCGGATGATGGGCGCGGCCGACGCCGACGAGGCCCTCGACTACCTGCCGATCGTGGCGGCCCTCGGCGACGATATCCCGATGGGCGCCATCGGATGGGCGGGAACTTTCGCCCGGGACTCGATAGCGGGGGGCAGCCACAACTACTTCGCGACGAAGGGGGAGATCGAGGCCATTATCCGGGTGGCCCCGTACGACGCGACGGCCTCCGAGGGGGACATCTTCGCATACTTCTCAAACGACCTCGGCGAGATGCTCGCCGAGATGGAGCTCCTCGCGGGCACGGCCGGGTACCTTGACACGCGCGGCGCGACGGTTCGCGGCCCGATGAGGCCCTTGGAAGCGGAGCGCGCGACCGTCGGGGACTTTCTCGAGGCGATCATCACGCTCGCCTATCCGGGAGGGGAATGATGGCGGTCGGCCTGCACGTCACAGTTCGCTACGAGGGCCCTATCGAGGGGAAGATACGGGATTTCTACCCCGTGCTGACGAGGGCGCTTCGCTCGGAGGCTGAGCGCTGGTTCAAGGAGACGCTGCCCGGGCATTTCAAACTCGGCGCCGCGAAGAAGTACGACTACACGCCGCGGGATTTCAAATACGGCCGGCAGAAGACCCTGGCCAAGGAGAGGGGCTGGGTGAGGGACCCGGAACTCAAAATGCGCGTGCCCCTCGGGGACCCGCAGCTTCCGGCTCTCGTGTGGACGGGCAGGACGCGGGACATGGTCACCTCTCAATCGGTCTACCTGACGTATCAGAAGAAAGTTACGCTCAAGATGCGCGCCCCTCACTACATCTTCAAACTGCAGAACATGCAGTGGCGGCCGAAGGCGGTCGACGAGATTACGGCCATGACGCCGGCGGAGCAGGCCGACCAGGCCGAACGGATAGGGCAGGCCATACGCGAGCACCTGGCCGCGCGGACTCCGGTGGAAGTGCGCAGGATAGCCTGAGAAAAGGAGATATGCTGTGGACGTATATACGCTTTATGCGGTGAACATCGACAACGGCGGCGGCGCCGGCAGCGACCTCTTCCTCGACCAGATTTCCGACTGGGCGATGGATACGAGGATAAACAACATCCTCCTCGGCGCCGACGGCATGGTGGACCCGAGCTACGTGGCGGTCATGAGCCAAAGTCCCTCGGCGGCATTCACCACAAGCGCGCTCGCGACGGTACTGGCCAAGTGCGGCATCTCCGGGCTTGCGATCGCCGCCGATGCCGACGAATACGGCGCGGACCTCTACCTGCAGAAACTGGCGGAGGGCGCTACGCGCGCAAGCGGCTCCTCTCATATCCGGCTTCGCGCGGCCAAGGGGATCCTCGTGCCGCGGTCGCTCAGCGCCGCACAGGGCGCGGGGGTCGCCACGCTGGGGCTGGAACTGATACCCACCTGGAACGGCTCGGCTGACCCGCTGGTGATAGCCACCAGCCAGGCACTTGCCGGCACTCCCTCCGTCGGGGAGGCCTTCACCGTGGGCCCCGTCAGCATAAACGGCGCCCAGGTGGAGGGCATCCAGTCCATCACGGTCGATTTCGGCATAACGCTCGAGACCCTCGGTTCCGACGGCGGAGTGTGGCCGACTTTCGTCTGCATCAGGGAGAGGCGCCCGACGTTCAGGATCGAGACGACCGACGCCGGGGTAATAAACACCTTCGGCCTGACCGGCGCCGCGCAGGGCGGGACCGACTCGGTAATCTACCTCCGCAAGATGGCGGAGGGCGGGACGCGGGTGGCGGACGTAACGGCGGAGCACATCAGTTTCACGATCGACGAGGGCCATATCGCCTGCGGACCGCTCAGGGCTTCGCACCCGGGCAGGATAGGGGCGGAACTAATTATCACGCCTACCTACGACGGCACGGACCCCATCATAGCAATAAGCACGGCTACGGCTATCAGTTAGCGGAGGAGGCATGGGAGAGATCGCCTACTTCCTGGCAAAACGCCAGGGAGTCTCACGCGAGGACCTCGAGCGCTTCGGGCTTGCCGGCGTATCCGGGGGCATGGGGCCGCAAAGCATTTCCACGAGCAAAGGACCCTCCGGGCAGGGGGGCGTGTTGCTTTCATTCTCGAAGGAGACGCCCAGGCCGTCTACGGCGCGCGAGTGGCGCAAGGCGGTGCGCGGCGACTTCTGGCTCGGTTTCGACCCGGAGGACCCTCCGGGTCCCGAGGACCTGGCGCGGCCGAGACAGGTGGCCGGGCACCTCGTGACGATGCGCGGGGGCGGGCAGTGGATGATACCCGTGGCCAGGTCCTTCCCCATCGGCACGGCGCTTCCGCAGATCATCGTTTTGGACGAATCCGGCAAGGTCACCACGGAGACCGTGCCGGAGTACGTGGATGTTTCCCGCAAGGCCGAGCGGATATGGTCGGCGCTGTCACAGGCACTGGCCGACTGCGCCGAGAGGCGCGCCGCCGGGGAGGAGGACGCCCAGGCCCTCTGGAGCATCTCGCTCCAGGAGCGCTTCGAGATCGCGGTGGAGGCGCTATCGGTCAACTATCGGGTGGAGGCCGACGAGGTGAGCCTGCTCAAGATCATGGAGGATGCTCACCAGGACCAGATCCTCCACGCGCTTATCGACTGGCCGACGGTCGAGCAGTGGGCAAAAAAAAACTCGCTGCCCGAATCCTCACCTACTACCGATGGCGAAGCGGCGAACTCCGGGACTACCGGCCCACCTTCGGCGACCTCGAAATCCTCCGGAGAGAGATAGATGCCGGACGTTAACTACACGATCTCATCGGAGGCGGCCAAGGCGCTCATGGAACTTGGCAAGGTCGCCCTCGAATACAAGAAGATCGAGGGCGCCACGAAAGCCGTCACGAACGAGTCGGACAGGAGCCGGCGCAGTTTTGAGAAGGCGGCAGGCGCCGTCGGACAAATCGCGGCGGCGGCCGGCGGACTCTCGACCGTCGTCTCGCTCATAAACGCGGGGGCGCAGGCTCTCGAGAGAATGGCCGCCGGCGGGGCCAAAACCACCGCGAGCCTGGCGGGTACCCTCGCCATGACGGGAGAGCTTGCGGACCTGGCGCAGATCCGCTCCCAGATAGAGGCCCTCAACCTGCCCGGCGTGTCCTATGCTGACCGTGCATCGCTCTACGGCGTAGTGCGCGGAAGCATCCCGGCGGCCGAGCGGTCGCGCGCCCTGGCGATTACCGAGAAGGCTGGCCAATATGCGGACATAGCGGGGATGGACGCAGGCAGGCAGTTTGCGGCCGTGATGGGGGAAATGGGGAAACTCCTCCCCGAGATGCCTGCCGGCGCATTGGCCAACCTCTCCACCGGACTCATGCGCGAGGCCGGACGATATGGCGGGCAATTCGGCTCCGAGGCGATGAAGGGAATTCAGCAGCTGATGGCGGAGGGGTCGACGCCGGCGGAGGCTATAGAGATTGCCCTGGCGTCCATGGAGGCCGGCCAGGGCGCAAAGGGCCTGGCAGGCATGGCTGCCTATAGGATTTCGCTGCGTGATGCGGAGAGGCTTGCGGCGGAACAACGCGCTAAGGGGGGAAAATTCCGCCATGCGCAGGCGCGCGAGGTGCAAATCCCGGCTGCCGTGCAGGCAGTGATGAATCAGATTGGCCGACGCGACTATGGCGCGGTCATCGCCGGCTTCCAGGAGGCGGACCTGTACGAACAAGGTCTGCGCGGGGCCATGCGCGACCCCAAGCTGGCGGCGCAGCAGCAACTGCAGGCCGCCCAGGAGGAAGTGGCGCGCGCCTACGAGGCCGGCAGTGAACAGGCCCTGCGGATCAAGGCCGGCAGGGAATTTCTCGAATACGCGATGATGGAGGAGGGCTACGGCCCGTTTCGCCGCGGCATTGCGCTGGGGACTGAGGGGATAGGGCCGGTGAAATTCGGCTACGCCCCCTGGACCTCCATGGGCATGGATGTTGGGCCGGCGATACGCTATTCAATGCCGCCGCGTGGGCGGAAGGAGGCATTGGCCGGCTGGGAGGCGTATGAGGAGGCGGGCGGGGAGATCTCCTTTGAGGAGGCTCTCAGGCGCGGACGGGACCAGGTCAGGGCACTCGAAGAGAACACATCGGCCATCAAAGAATTGTCGAAACTGCTTTTCGGCGGACGTTTCGAGCCCTTGGCGAACGGGCCGAACCTGCACACGGAGTAAAATATGTCGAGCATCGGCGGCTACACGATGATAACCGTGAAGAACAACCCGGCCCCGGCCGGGATGCTGCTGGCCGACATAACGAGGCCCAACGTCGACGGACACGCCTATCAGGAGCAGGGCTATCACGCGCCGGTCGTCTACCTCACGAGCATCGTGGACCTGGCCGACGCGGCCGAGGTGCAGACGGAGATAGAAGGATACGCCGCGCTCCAGGGGACGCTCGTTACGGTGGTCGACGACCTCGGCAACTCATGGACTAACGTAGCGGTGTTGTCGGTCAGGACCGACGGGGGGCGATACGTGGCCTGTCCCGTCGGCGGGATATACGCCGGCAATTATATCGTGACCGCGTACTGGCAGATGCAGCACACGGAGGTGCCGGCGTAGTGATTCATAGAGTCAGCACGGAACGTCTGTTTATCCACAGATTGCGCAGACCCGCCACGGCGGGCAAGTTTCGCAGATTAAGAGGCGCGCAAAGAGGCACGCTATGACCGTGACCATGAACCCGCCCGAGAACGTCGGCGGCAACTCCTGGAGGTTCTCCTGGTCCTCCGACCAGGACGATCCCACGTTCTACGTCTACGACCTCTCGGAGGGGGGCCTGCTCGACACGACGAAGGGCACCTCCATTACGATAACGCTTGAGCCCGGGGAGTCCCGCGTGCTCGAAGTGACGGAGGAGGAGTTGGCGGCGGTTCCCAGGGGCTATCCGTCGAGGCTGCTTCTGTACTGGTACGGACCGGCCGGGACATCCTACTACAAAGTCGAGGAGTACGTCGGCGCCGCGTGGGTGACGCGGGCGAGGATATACGACCGCGGCCAGGGCCATTTCACGTGGAGGACGCGGCCGCTGGAGGACGTGACCACGCACCAGTTTCGAATAGTGCCGGTAGGCACTAACGGCAACGAGGGAACGCCCGTTACATGGTCGGCGTTAATGGTGACGCACCCGGCGCCTCCGGAGGTGGATTACGCTTACAGCTCGGGCACCGGCAAGGTGACCGTGAGCGCGGCATAGAGGGAGGCAATCATGCCAGACGTATATACGGCGGGTGACGCTATAAGAGTGTACCTCACCGGCGCATCTTCGGACGGCGCAGCGCAGACGGACCCGAACGTGTCGCTCGGGAACTACCGTTCCTCGAGCCTCTGTGAGTCGCTCGGCATCGTGGTCGCCGGCGGGCCGGCTAACATCACGGTGGATTTCGCGTCGGGCGCAAACGGCGAGGGCGCCGGAAGCGTCTCGGCCGAGTCCGCCGACACGCTTGCCTGGACGCCGCCGGGCGGGTCTAAAGGGGACGCGGTAACGATAGCCAACGGCGAGACGAAACAACTCGTCGCCGGCGGCTCTCATCCGGAGAAGTTCGTTATAGTCAGCCGGACGTCGGCGACGGCGCTTTCGGGCACGGCCACCGTGACGCTCTCAGACGTCTTCAACAATGTGGCGGGTTTTGATAACGTCAGCACCGCGGAACAGGG